TAATATTACCGACCACGATGGCTATGATTATTACAATTCAGCAACAGATGATTTGTATCTAAAGATATTGGACTTGATATATGAATATCAGGAAAGAGAGCTGATAACAGATATAGACGCTGTTGGTGTACTTGAATGGGCTAAACATCAGATTTTAACATCTGCATTTGAAGTAGAGGGAGAGTAAAGTGATAGATTTAGACCCAGTAAACCACCCATCACACTACACGCATGGCGAGATAGAGACTATTGACTATATTGTTGATGTTTTAGGTGTGGAGGGAGCTATAGAGTACTGCCACGGTAATGTGATTAAATACACTGGCAGTAGATTAATGACTAAAGAAAACCCAGTACAAGATGCCAAGAAAGCCGTCTGGTATATGACTAAAATGATTCAACTAATGGAAAGTCTAGGAGAAAATTATGCCCCAAGGTAAAGGTACATACGGTAGTAAAGTAGGCGCACCGCCAAAGAAAGCTAAGAAAAAACCAATGAAGAAGCCTAAGAAATGAATTTTAAATCTATTAAGAGCTTAATCGGCGCTGTAGCTCCAGTTCTAGGTACGGCTTTAGGTAGCCCCCTAGGTGGCGCTGCTGCGTCTGCAATTGCATCTGCCTTAGGTTGTGGAAACGACACTAAAAGCATTGAGAAAGCCTTACAGAACGCCTCACCAGAACAATTGCTTGAAGTTAAGAAAGCAGAGTTAGATTTTGAAGCTAAAATGGCGGAATTGGAAGTAGATATATTTGCTTTAGAGGCAGAGGATGTCAAAAATGCGAGACAGGCACATAAAGGTGATTGGACGCCTAGGATCGTTGCGCTTGTGTCTCTTGTGGGCTTCGTTGGGTATATTTTCCTTGTTACTATCCAGCCACCTGATTCTAATAGCGACACAATTGTCAGTTTAATATTGGGTTACATGGGCGGTGTGGTATCTGCCATAACTTCTTTTTACTTTGGTGCGAGTCATAAATCAGATGAGTAAGTTCAAATACTTTAAAATAGAAGAATTTGATTGCCAAGAGACTGGCGAAAACAATATGCAAGATGAGTTTATCCATAGGTTAGACATGCTGCGCGAGCAGGCTGGATTTCCCTTTACAATTACTTCTGGATATAGAAGCGAAAAGCACTCTATTGAAGCTAAAAAGGCTGCTGGTGGAATGCACACTAAAGGCATTGCCGCAGATATAAGAGTTAGCAGTGGGGCGCAAAGATTCTTGCTGGCGAAACTAGCATTTCAGCTAGACTTTGGTGGTATTGGTATCGCTAAGACTTTCGTACACGTAGATATACGCAAGACTGTCCCCGTGCTTTGGACTTATTAGGTGAGCTGCTTGTCACAAGTGTCGTATTTTTGTGTCGAGCCGCTTTTGTATTCTGTAAAGATATGGTCATCTAAAATTCTTAATGCTTCGTGCAAAAAAGTAAAATTATCTTCTTTTATGGCTGCCTTTAACGCTTCGTGTAGTTGATAACGTATCTCGCACAAGACCTTATAATTATCACTATCATTTTTAGACATTCGTTTCATCTTTTAACCTCCCGAACTCACCTAAAGTTTCAAGAACAACGCCTTGCTGCGCTGCGAATGCCTGCACGAACTCCATAAACATAAACATTTCCCCTTTATCGTATTCACTTGTACTTTTTAACACTAAGGCGCTAATGCCCGTGTCATGGTTTGTTACTCTTTTACACAACCACCTGTAGTCGGCATTGTTATAAGCAGCTTGTTTTAAGATTATCTTAGCGTCATCTACATCCGACTTTTCAATACTTCCAAGCGGAACTTTAAACCTCCAAGCGGCGTATATTCTAACCCAGATGTGTAGTAGGGCGCTTTGCGATAGTGACCTGTTCGACATGCCTGTTACCTTTACTTTAAAACCGTCACCCTTATCTATCAACTCACTAATAGATTTCAGAAAGTCATCTACAGAGTCGGGCTTTGCTGGTATAACTATAAATTCACGCACCTTTTCTCACCTTTTTTACTTTACGTTTATAATGTCTTTCGTTTAACTTTCTAAAGACGTAACCGTCAACATATAGGTCGTAACAGATATTCTTTTTGTTATCGGCCATCTTACACATATCCACTTCATCAAAGCCGTTTCGTAGCGCAAACATAGCCAGCGTACCAAAAGCATTAACTCTATGCGTATTGTTTATGTTATCTCTAACCTCAGACAACCTTAACTTCTGACCGAACATTGACGTTTGTATTTCCCAAGGGTTGAACCTTTCGCTTACCCCTCCGTTATCAATTCGTAGCTCGGTTATCGTACTGGTTGGAATGCCTGTTGCTGTTGTTGTTGCTTGGGCGGTGTACTGCATAAAATTCTCCAATTTTGGGAGGTATTACATTAGATTTTTAGCCTAATGCAATACCCATGCACACTTCCTAGAATGGAATATCGTCATCAAAGTCAATCGGTGCAGCCTGTTGCGGTTGCTGCTGTTGCTGCGGTTGCTGCTGTTGCTGCGGTTGTTGCTGACCTTGGAACGCATTACCTTTTACTTCATCGACTGCTTTGAAGCTAAACTTCACACTTGGCGCTTTAGGATTGCCGTTTGGGTCGCGCTTCCAGCCTGACACGTAGTATTCGACACCACCTACCATAGCCTTTCCAGTGAAGTGCGGGTGCTTGTCTGAAGCTCTATCTTTAGCTGGCCATAATGCGCCTTTGTTGTCGTCGTTGTATTCCATATTATCTCTCTTTAATCTAGGTGGAAAATAACTCTCAAATTTGAAAGTAGTTTTAAGTTAATTAAGGTGCTGGTAGATAAGCTAAACCGACCAGCGGCGGCGCGAAGGACGAGCTTATCTTCGGTTTTTTCTAGTTGGTGTTAATGGTTTATCTTCGTCAGGCAAGAACCACTGTGCGACCTTTACTTTTGTGTCCCATCGGTTGTAAACACCAATCATTCTTGTTTCAATGTTTAATCCGTTAGCTCTTAGCTCTGAGACTCTTGCTGTAGGATTCATTATGCCCAAGTCGTTTAAGGCTTCCATACGAGTTAATTGCTTACCGTCTAAAAAATGCTCTTTCATACGGTCGTACTGGCTTTCATATTGCATTAGTGCATCCCCTTTTTTCTGTTTGATTTAAGTTGCAAACTTTCGTCTAAAATAGTTTTTGATACCTCAGCTATAACGGCATGAAAGGCCATTAAATTCTTTACTGAACCCATCTCGTAAAGTGTTGAAGCGCCCTCAATCATTACAGATAAAACATAAAAGTCTTCATTTTCTATCTTTATTATTTTCATCTCTATCGGGCTTTCCATCTTTTACTTCCTCTTTTTTCTTTTCTTTCTTGCCAAAAATAGAATCAAAGTTATTATTAAACTTTTCTCGGTCATACGGCCGCTGATCTACACCTTTAGTCCCCATTACCAATTTACCCCGAACCAAATACCGAACCCATGAATAATGCCGATAGGGAAAAAGAACCCGCCAGCAATGAGCAATAAGTATTTAGCGGTAACTAAACAATGAATGATGTGCGTAACCCATGCCCCTACACAAGCAAAGGCTATGCAAATAAATACGTAAACTGAAGTTTCTTCTTTCATTTTAATTTCCCTTTATAAAGCTAACAATTTATATAACGCGTAAGAGAATAGTACCACAACAAAAAACTCAAAGCACTGCATTTTATTCATTTTTGTTTATCCTATTCTCTACTTTCTTGGCGTACTTCTTAACGTCGATGTGGACTTCCTTTGGCAGATAGATACCTCTAACCTCTGCAAGACCCTGCTCTTTTTTCTTGGCTCTAAACTTACGAACATACTCAGTACTGCTCATTCTTTTCTATCCTTTCTGTTTAAATAATTCTTAAAGCCTTCAGTTATATTGCTGCAAGCCAGCTCGTCGTCTGACAATGACATTTCGTCATCAAAGTGCTGCCTTGCATATCTCTCAACATCCCTCTTGTTTAACTTGACCGCCTCAGCTATCTCTGTATAAGTTAGCTCAGTGTGGTCAAGTAAACGTCTTACCTGCTTTTCCATACCGTCTGACAACTTCATTGCGTATCAGCTCTCAAGGCTTCAACATCAGCACTTAAAGCGTCGAGCAATTGTTTAAGTATAATCTGATCCTCAGTTTCAGCTTCTTCTTCAGAGATCAGCTCAATTCGACCTTTAAACATATAACCACTAGCTTTTAAGAAATCACTAAACGCTTCAATAATGTCATATACAGGTTGCTCACTGTCAATGGTCATATCAAGAGACCTTGTTGCTGTATATTCCTCTACTCTCTTTGGTACTTCATAGCTTAATTTAATCATTGTTTATACCCCTTTTAGTAACTTTCGTTCTTCGGTTGTAAAAAATGCTGTCGATACCTTACTTGGTGCTACCCATAAAGCCCGCTGGTCGTCTTCGTTTATTTCGCCAAAGGCTTCTTTTGCATAAGCGATGTCGTGATCATGGCCAGAGGATAATCGCAGCCTAATAAAGTTTAACGAATCAATATGGCGCTCCACCGCTAACCCACACAGTTGCTCTTTCGACATTTCCTGTGACTCGTCCTCTGACTGGCTCAGTGTCTTTCCCCGCATCATCGCAGCCTCGCCATCGTCGTCTACTGTGGGAATTCCTGCCATAGCTTGCAAAGCATACCTACGAGCATAGGTGACAGCCGAGCCGCCGCCCTGTGGGTCTTTTTTAGCAAGTGGCAAGTAGAACTCTGACTCTAGCCATTCGCCTGAATTGTGCATTAAGATAGTTACCACGCCAATACCGCCGCCACCGTCTGACGTAATTGGAAACTGCGAGTAAGATAGCCCGTTATCAGCAAATGGCTGCTTAATAGCTTTAACTACATCTGTTAATGAAGAGTAGCTCGACTTAAAAAACGGGTTACTTGAGTTCTTAACCGCCCCACCTAATTCATTCTGCGCTTTACATAACGCTTTTGCTAAATTACCTATACTTTCTGACTTATTCATTGCTTCCCCTTTCTCTGTTGTGAACTTCTTTAAGTAGGTTTTTAATTGATTTTAAAACTTGTTTTGCTTCTCGGCTCTCTTGCATTGTTTCTGGTACAAAAACCGACATATAACGCTGTGCGCTTCCAAGAGTAT